TGTAATTACTAATTCTTACATATACAATATACAAACATTTTTAGAAATAAACTTACAAAATGCAAAGCTCTTATTTGATTTTGTGCAGTATATAGCTATCTATGTTTTTTCTGTTTTTAAATATATTAAGAAAGTTTATTTTAAGATTTTTTCTTTCTTTCAGAGGAAGGAACATCATACTTGTTTTTATTTTCTCTAGCCACCTGAAGTTTCTTATCAGCAACTTCTCTTTGAGTTACTAATTTTTCTCTATCTATTTGTAATTTAGCTTGCATATTAGAGTTTTGAATACGTGCTTGTTCTTTTTGCATATTCATCTGTTCTCTATCTTTTCTATCTTTTCTGATATTTTCCATTTCATCCTGATAGTCTGAAATTTGATTTTGATTTATATCAGCCATAGAACCATAACCAGCTGCTCTAATTTGTGCTACTTCAAGATCTTTTTGACGTTCTTTGTCTGCTTCCATGCTTTCATAATCACGTTTGAGTTGCTCTTCTTGAGCTTTTGCTTGAAGTTGTTGTTCTTGCATTTCTCTTTGCTGCTGCATTTCTTGCTCTCTCATTTGCATTTGTTTACCTTCTGCATCCTTTAAGATATCAGAAACCTCAGCAATAGAATCTGCTTTAATAATATTACCTAAATCATAAATACTTGCACCAGAAGTATTGTTAGTAATAGCTAGTTGTTTTAATTGATCTAGTATTCCTCTGTGATTTGTTTTAGTTGTAGCAAATACATTAAAATCTCTTAATAATAGATCAGTTCCATTTATTACAAAATTTACTTTTTCTGCTTCTGTTGTCATGTAAGAAAGTCTTACGCTTGGACTTGTGCTATAATAATATTGTGCTAGATCTGTACGCATTTGATGAACTCTAGGCATTAAATGATCTGCATGTTGAGTAAAGTAAATCTCCGTTTGTGCATAAGATTGATTTAGTGCTTGAGTAACCCCAGTAGCTGTTTCATTACCCATAGGTGCACCCAAACGCTGTGGATTTACACCAATTGCATCAAACGCTTGTTGTTTAAAATAATTAGCCAATTGAATACGTGACATTAATCTATTAGTCTGCTCCATATTTAGAGTCTGATAATGATTAAAGTTTGTTGCATTCTCCGTATTAGTAATAGATGTATCAAGAGGAAGCATCTGAAAATCCTTCATTGCTACATATGCTTTGGCATAATTACCTTTACCCCAATCTTCTCCCATAGAGTGTCTTGGTAATGCATTTTGATCAAACATAATTACAGTTCCTAGTTCATCCACTAGAATATCTGCAATTTGATTATTAACCATATTGTATCCAACTTGATACGCTTTCATAAGATCAACTAAAGATGTTGATCTAGTGTTGCGGTCAGAAAATACACGTCCTTCAACTGGTAGTTTACAACCATATAAGCTTGTATCACCTTTAAATTGGAATGGAATCTTACCTGGTTTCTTTCTATTAATACCTAAGTAAATAGGATTAATATTATTACTTGCATCTGATTTCCAAAATGCTGGTAAGTTTGGTCCAACTTTAATACCACCCCATACTTCATTAATCCAAATCCAATCTATATGTTCTCCTTGAACTAGATTTTCTTTAGTTTTGTTTTTGTATAATGTTGTATCATAAATTGGTTTTTCTGTAACCTTAAAGGTTTCATCAATAATCTCCTGAATTATCTCCCCTTCTTCTGTAATTTTAGTAAGGTGTCCAACTTTACGTTGAGTTTTCCAGTAGACTGTGGTAACTCTCATTAAGGACCCTTCCCCCCAATTTGGTAAATCATCACCCTCATTAAGAATAGAACTGATAATGTCACCCCCATATTCAGGAGCATTATTCCAATTGCTTACAAATTGTCTATAACCTAAGCTTGGTGCATTAGTGTTCCATTCATGTGATTTTGTAGGATCATAATATGCACCGTCATTTTGATAACCAGATACTTGATATCTACCTGATTTAGCAGGATAGATTTCCTGTAAAGACTCTAATTGTTTTTGATTCATTAGATATCCATACTTGTCAATTACGTCAGCTACGGTCATAAGATCCATCTTACCTGCGTAATTAGATTGAGATATATATCTTGTATCTGGTGATTTTTGATAGAATGTAAGAACAGGATTCCAAAGTTCTACTTCATAATCATCTTCCATCATTCTAAAATGCCAGAATTCTCTATCTGTAATAAGCATGTCTCTAAACGCACGCTCTTCTAATTCTTGCATTTTAAAACGTTCTTCATCAACATTTAATTGATGAGATGCCCATTCTTCTACTAAGCTTCTGTAGTCTTTACTAAAAAAGTCTTCTATCTCAGGAAGCGTTTTAAGGTTTTGAGGAGCTAATTGTTCCTTTACTTCGGGTGCATTTATATCTGCACCCATCTCTAGCATTTTTGCTATTAATTTTTTTTCTGCATCTGCCAATAAATTTTCTTCAACTAGTGCTCTTTTTTGTTCAAGCATTTCATTGTAAGACAAATCATCAACTGCTCTAAATTGAACTTTACTAAATCTTTTAGAAAATTCACCACAAAGAACATTTACTACATTTGGAATAATTGGATAAAACTTTAATTCTAAAGCCGATTCATCTTCCTTTGTAAGAACATTAACAAGGTCAGAGTAATCATTGTCCTCTTCAACAATGTAGTCTGTTTTATCAATAATACCTTTTGCTAATTTATAATTCTTAAGAAGCTTTCTTGCATTTTGTCTTAAGAACTGCATACCTTGCAATTCAAGCCAATCTAAATTCCAAGCTGCCCAGTTTTCATCCTTTTTCTTTGAAGACAAAAATTGTATTGGTTGTGTTAGACTAGAAGTAGTAGGATACCCGCTTTCAGCTTTAGCACCATTCTTCAATTGCATTGCATTAAATACCTTCATACTTATCTAAAATTTTTGTAGGCAGACCTTTTAATTTTTTTACCACCAATACTAGTTTTACCCCGTCCTAAATTTTTAAACGGACTATACTTTAATTTATACAAATTTTTTGAATTATCCAAGGAAATATCCGTTTCAGACTCCTTTCTTTTCAAATATCCACGGTTAGACTCTTGTATTTTAGCAAAAGCCACCAAAGCAGAGAAAGCAACCAATCTATCCACGTTAAGACCAGGATAGTAAGCTAACATTTCTTTTAATAACATTGGATCAGGTATTCTTTCTATACCCAATGTAGTTGATAATACATTACCATCCTGATCAGTTTCTACATCAATCTCTTCTCTTAAAAATTCAATTGCATATGAAATCAAATGACTTTTAAAAAGAGTACCTGTGTTTTTCCAACCATATTCTTGATACACTGTTCTATTACTACCTAAGTCTTTTAAGAATAAAATTTGTTGTTTGGGTACAAGATATTTTTGTTTCTTTTTAGCAATCATATGCTGTATAAAAAGAGAGATGTTATTCTCAACAAGAGTCCAAGCATTATACCATTCTATAATTAATTCTAATTGCTCATGTGTTTTATTAATATCATCATATCTACCACACCATGCAGCTACAATTTTAGCTGGTTCTATAAAATGTTCTAACCCATTTGCAGTTTCCCTAGTAATCTCAACTGAGTTTTTATAAACAAAAATACTACACAAAGAATCTGATGTAGTTGTTTTACCTTCTGATACGGGGTCAATAGAAGCATAGTAAGCACCAAACTCTGGATTAGCTATAGGCCTTTCCCAAACAACCAAACAACCTGTTTTATCTTGGGCTTTTTTATTTACAGGAAACTCTGAAATAGGTAGTTTATTAGATCTTTTAGCCATAATACCATCTTGAACTCTTTCAAGTTCTATGTGCTCATAGGCATATTCTTTTTCTTCTATCTTCTTCATTTGTTTAGATAGAATACCTTGAGGGAATACAGACTCTTTTCTATAAGCAAATGCTTCAGCAATATTAGTTGGTTTCTGAGAAATACGTAACTGATACTGTTCTGGATTAAGATCTGCTTTCCATTTCTTTCTTTCTAATCTAATAGCTTCTAATGCTTCTTCTATTAATGAATTACCATATTCATCAATATGAGGTGGCATAGACCATTGCTCAGGTATAAACAATCCGGCTAAACCTATTGTACCATCTTTATCCATTAGATTAGTTTCTACGGCATATATATCATTTGACGTAGGATTTAATATCATTTCTTTTAATGGTTCACACTGATCTAAATCACCCACAGAACCCGCAGCTATAAACATACCGGTTGTAACCATACCAGAAGACATTGCAGGACGTAAGTACTCATAGGTCTGCATCATTTTAGGTGCAATACCCGCCTCCTCATGGAAGAAATAAGTTGTTGGACCCCCTACACCGGTAGTAGCATTTTTCTCAAAGGAGGCACCTTGTATCTTAGATTTAAGACCTCTAGATGTTTTCCTATTACCAACCTTAACTTCAATTTGCTGTTGCCATAGTAATACCTTTTCTGGATTGCTGGGTCTATACCAAGCAGTATGCTCATTAAGAAAGGTTTTATATTCATCAAGAAACTTCCAAGATCCTTTGTCATTGATGTAGTCTTTTAATGACGCACCAATCTTACATGTACTACCTTCTTCAAACCAATAAGTATTAATGATTTTACCCATATGAAAGTAAGAAGATGCAATCTGACGTTTCTTTAAAATAGCAGAATGCTTATAATTTAGTTCTGCTAATAACTCATAAAGAGCCATATGATACTGAGCATCTCTGACTTTGGCAAAACCATACTTCTTTTCTTCTTTATCATAAATGGGTAAGAAGTTTAACCACATATAATAATCTCTAGTTAAATACCATGTGAGATCTTTGTCTTTATAAATAACACCTACACGACATTTATCTTTTTGATCATTCCAATAATCAATAAAATCTTTTGATCTAAATGGAGCAGCACAATAAAAACCATCTTTATTAAATCTTCTTGCTTCAGCATTAAACTCAAATGCTAATTCGTTAAAATTATAAAAACCTGGTTCTTTAAATATAGACAAGACAAAATCTAAAAAATCTTGTCTTGTCTCAAAGTCTGTATTAGACCATGTTCCATTTTGATATGTAGGTACAGATATAAACACTACTCAATAGACTGTATT